CTTCCGCCCGTACTTCTCAAACACCGCCTGCGACGCCAAACTCTGCTGCTTCACCGTCCTTCACCCCTGACAACAGTATTAATCAATCAGGCCGTGAACAGAGAACTTGTGCAGAGATTCCTTAGGCCGGTTTTGCCGACTCAGCCGACTAATAAGTCTCTTGCCGTCAACAATTTGATATTTCTCTCATTCCAGGGCATGGAAGAGATCACCGGTCAGGTCCACCAATCAAACTCAAACATTTAGAAGCCCCTCCTTTCCTATTATTTGTCGCATGTTTGTCGCAAATTCCAGGACCTTCCCTGCAGAGATGTGGGTAATTCGCTCAGTTGTAATTGAAACCATGGAGATGAGTGATACACCGCGTTTCGCCCGCTGATGCTGAAGACAAAGAACAATCCAGGCGGTCTACCAATCGATGTCTCTGGCCAGATCCGCGCTGGAGTTGTTGCCGATCGCTCCCGATTCTTCAAGGATCTGTACTGATCCATCGAACTTTAATTGCGAGTTCTCCCGCGTTTTCGATTTTGGGCTATCTACGCCCGAGCGCAGCCCACATCGCAGCGGAGGACCCAGTTGTACCAAGAAACTCGAGAGCTTGAGTCGTCGAATCGACCTGATCGTCGTACTTTCCACCGGGGAATCCTGTGAGTTCGCGCTCGTATTCGTCGAGCCAAGAGGCTTCGCTTGGCAGGAACACCTTTCCACTCTCAAACTTGATGGACTGAGCACGGAGTCGCATGTACTTATCACTTCCTGGTGCCGGCTTGTATGCGTCTACTCTGAAAATGCCCTCGGCCCGAAGTTCCTGGATGAGGGGGATGCCGGAGGATTTGTCCTCGATGAGCACCTTGGTGGGGTTGTGGAGCCTCCATTGATCCCCGGCCGCTCTCTTGAGGTCGGGGTAGTTTAGCCGTTTGCGGAACACATCAAGCAGGTAGAAGTTTCCGTCATACAGTCCCCAGGTTGTGCAGACGCTAAAATCATTGAGCTCGCCGGTCTTGTTCGCAGTGTCCCAGCTTTGCAGTTTGTAGGAGAAACGCTCGGGGAGCCCACCTCGCTCGTAATGGCGCAGCCAGCTCTTCTTGATTACACCGCCATCGAGTGGTTGGGGACTCTGTTGATACTGGCTTTCAAAAGTATACTCGCCGATCTCTTGCCGGACCTTCAATAGGGTCTCAAGAGAATCGCGTTCCGGATGAAGTGCGGCCCCGCGCGCTCGAGTGAAGACCTCCAGCCCAAACGGAGTGTCATAGGGGATGTTTTCATCCTCTTGCGCAATGGCCGGAAGACTGAGGACATCCCAGTGGTCTCCCCGTTCGAGGACGTGGCCTACGACGTCGCCCTGATGGAGTCTTTGCGCTACGATAATCATGACGCCGTCAGCTTTGCTGTTAAATCGACTTTGCAGGGTGTTGTGCTGCCAATCATTGGTGACCCTTCGCCGGGCCTCTGACTGCGCGTCGTCCGGTTTCATGATGTCGTCCTGGATGATCCAGTCGGCCCCACGCCCGGTGACTGTGCCACCGACCGAGGTTGAGAGCCGACCTCCCAATCTGCTCGTCATAAACTCCCCGACCGACTGCTTGGCCGAAAGCCTGGTTTGAGGAAATAGGCTGCGATAGAAAGGATTAGCCATGAGGGTGCGGCAATCCCGCGCATGCTTATCCGACAAGTCTTGCCCGTAGCTTGCGCAGAGGACCTGCTTGGTCGGATCGTGGCCAAACAACCACGCCGGAAAGGCTACGCTGGCGATATGCGACTTCAGGGTACGTGGTGGCAGGTTGAGAATCAGTCGCTTAATCTCACCTCGACGACAGGCCTCGAGCCTTGAGGCAATCAGGTCGATGTAGGGACTGCTGAAATAAACGGCCTGGGGATTGAGCTCATAAAAGGACCGCTGCACGAAGGTGGTCAAGTCGCTCCGCAGAATCGTTTGGTACTCTTCGTGGGTCACTCGGAGCCTCCATTGGTTGACGTTTCGCTTTGAGAGCCGCTCGTTCGGCGGATGCGTTCGACGAGATCTTTCATCACCGCAGCATCTCGTTCGTGGGGGGCCGGTGCCAGCCCGCTGCTCTGTTCCAACGATTCTGAGAGCTGGAGCAGGCTGATATACACCCGGGCAGCGGCCAGGTCACCCTGGGCCGCCTTATTCCCCATCTGCATAACCACCGCTTGCTGCTTCATGATGGACCGTGGGCCTCTCGGGCCGTTCACCCTGACCAGCTGGCGGCCGTCTTGTTTAATGATGGTCGCCAGATTCTTGGATCCTTTGGGGCGTCCGCTTGGATTGCCCGATCGTCCCTTTTGAAACTGCGTGGCATTCGGTGGTTGTCGATAGCCAACGTCTGGTGTCTCTGGGGCATGATCATTGGGCACAGTTCACCTCCCGTACGGCAGAAAGTTCCTTGAACGATTTCGCCGTACCTATGTGAATGGCCGAGCGCCCCGTGTAGCGTTCCCATCTTCGAATGGAGAGGTCGACATAGAGTGGATCGATCTCGATGCCATAGCAGATCCGGCCCACTCGCTCCGCAGCGAGCAGCGTGCTTCCCGAACCTAGAAAGCTGTCGAGGACAAGATCACCCCTGGCAGAACAGTCAAGAATGGCATCGGCTAGCATTGCAGTCGGCTTGATCGTGGGGTGAAGGGATAGCAAATCAGGCTCTTCGCTTTGCTTTGCCAGCGTCTGCGAACCGGGGTAAGCCCAGACGTTGGTGCGGTTCCGCCCGTAACTGCCAAGTTGGACATTGTTCCTGTGTGAATCCTTTCCGTGGCGAAAGACTGGGCAGAGCTCATGCTGGGAGCGATAGAGAGAACCCATCCCTGCTCGGTCCTTGGCCCAGACCACAATATTTAGAAGGGCGTCGTAAACCTGCCGGCCAGCGATAAGCAATTCCTGTAAGTTATGCCACGACATAAAGATGTAGTGCACGGACCATTCTTGCTATGTCGAGCCAGCATTTGAAGAGCCTGCGACAGGAACTGAACGAACTCCTCCGAGGTCATCTCCCCGCATCCCATCGCAAACTCGCGATGCTTCGTGGCGCCATTTCCCGTTGCGAACCCGTTAATCTTGATCCCGTACGGCGGGTCGCATAAGACTAGATCCGCCTGTTTGCCATTGAGGAGAGAGATAAACGATGCTTCGAGCAGAGAATTGCCGCAGAAAATGCAGTGATCCCCGAGTGCCCAGAGGTCGCCGAGGTCGCTGACTGCAGGACCTGTCCGAGCGGCATCGATATCATCCTGTTGGTCAGGAACCTCGCCAGCCTGTTGCAGAATCAGATCGATTTCCGGAACTTCAAAGCCCGTGATCGTAATGTCGAAGTCAGCCTGGATGGTCAAAAGATGCTGCAACTCGATCGCAAGGATCGACTCATCCCACTGGGCATTCAGCGAAATCTGATTATCGGCAATTACGTACGCCCTGATCTGATCTTTGCTCAGGTGAGCAAGTAGAATAGTCGGGACTTCGCTCATCCCAAGCAATTTGGCTGCCTGGACCCGACCGTGGCCGGCGATGATCGTATCTCCTGGTCCCAGCAATACGGGATTCGTAAAGCCAAACTGGCTAATGCTGTTAGCGATCTGACGGATCTGACGTTTGGAGTGCGTCCGAGCATTGTTCGAAAAGTTAACCAGGCTAGTCACGGGCCTGTCGATGACATGCAATCCGTTGGATGTTTCGCTGTTCATTGAGTCTCCTCAAGAGGGGCAAGACTGACCCCTGTTGCTCATCCCCGGTATCCTCCTGTCTTAAGGGTAAAGGCTCGGTCAAGCGTTTCCTCTTTGGAGGACTACTCCAACGCAGAATCGGGGACAAGGACTCCTCAGATACCAACAGGTGAAGGTGATGGCGGGGTCCGGAAAGGGCAAACAGAAGAGTCTCGCTACGGCGTAACGATGGCCCTAATGCCGGCAGCGCTTGGCGCGCTAGCTTCGCCTGAAAGCTACCTGCGCGATCCCTGTTATCGCCTGATAATTCCCTGTTCAAAATCCGCTGCATTCCGCTCATAACTTACTAGTCGCGAATGGGTTGGAGGATGTGGCTAGCAGGCGAAGCGGCCCTGAACCGCGGAAATCCCTGTAAATGTCCCTGTTAGCAGGGGGAAGCGGCCAGAGAGCGGTTCGCTCTAGGAACTTGTTGAAATTGGTTCCGGTCTTCGGCCGATTTGGGTTCTGGTACGTCTATTGAGTATGCGTGGAGACGAGCGAGTTCAGAACAGTATGTTCAGCTATTTGACGTTGGAGCAGCGTGTT